GATACTTATGTGGGTTGTAGACTAATTCTGTTTCAGCTTCCATCGTATCCTGGTTCGTCCTGTTCGCCTGGGTAGTGTGGTATCTTTGACTTAACTATGACAGTCGTGATACCTTCATTCTTTACTTCTTGTTTGTCAGCCCACTTGAATCTGTTCTTCATATTCATGTACCAACCTGTGTAATTAAACTCACGATCTTTAAGGCTTACTCGCCCTTGTCGTTCCCACCATGTTTGCGATAATCTAGCGCCCCTTTTTATGGAGTCCGAAAACTCTTCGTTTTCTTTCTTCCAGGCATAGAATGTATCGCGTGATATATCCAGGTGACCAATGACTTCATCCTGCGAAGCTCCCTCTCTCATAAGCTCAATAACAATGTCACACATAGAGGCTTTATACTTAGTCGGTCTTGCCATAACTCTTTCCATTCTTTAGCTCATCTTCAATCAATCTATCGATGTACCACTTTGCTTTTCTTAATGCCTTCACGCCACCCTTCTCACCTTTCTCAGAGTAACGAATTGCGTACTTGATTATGTTTCCAGTCAAGAAGTCGCAGTTAAAAGCTAATAAGACATCACAAAGCTCCATCCCCTTACCTTTATAGTAAGAGGGGCTAATGTCTTTTTCCATGCTAGTATCCTTTTTTCTTTGGACTCTTAGACTTGGGTGTTTTAGTTTGTTTTTTTGCCATGTCTAGACTATAACCCAAGTTCTGCAAGTTACCCTTTGTTGATGTCATTAAATGTACGTATGCCAGGTGTAAGGCATTAAGCCTATTATTAATCCCCATAGCATTCCATCCCAAAACTTAGTAGTCCTGGCCTTGTAGAATTCAACACCAAAATCTGTGTAGTTGCTTAGTCCTGGCTCGAAGCTCTTAGGCTTTAACTCTTTATCAGGTATTAATGTTTTCATAAAACCTCATACAATTCATTGACCAAGGTCTCTTTGCGCTTACGGCGGTCAAGCTCTACATTATGCTGCCTTCCAATTTGTTCTAACTTCTTATCTGACAGCTCCATTAAATCCAGCTTATTCAGCATCTCTGACCAATATTTTTTCCTGTATTTCATAACAACTCCTTTTCATTATTCAAAAACTTTGTTTTCAGCCATACCTACCTGGCTTCGATACTTATAATTCACAATCTGACCAATATATTCAGGTGTGCATTCAAACTTCTTTGCAATCTCTTTTAGCTTCATACCTCCTTCTCTTAGTAATCTGATCAATTCAACATCATGGTCTGTTAACTTTGCATTATGGTGTGTCTCACCAACGCGCCAACCTCGACCTCTTTTTGATAATCCAGCAGTGGTAACCTTTTTCCACGTCCGCAGCAATATTTGCCTGGGCAGCTTCTTATCACTTACAAACCAGGCTGGCACTTTGAAGCCAATCAATGGTATTTAGCTTTGTTTTCTTTTGTAGTAAAACCTGTTGTTCTATCAACATCCAGCTCAAACTCTTTTAGAAACGAACTAACCATGTCATGCGCTTCGTCAACCTCTATGTCTTCTGTTTCTGAAAGCAGTAATAAGGCAGCTACATATCTTTCATTAAGGTCATTATCAATTTCTAAAAATCCTTTTTCTTTTTTGCTCAATCTGTTACTCCCATTGATTGCCAGTACAAATCTTCAGGTCTTGGCAATTGGTAACTCAGCTCTTGTGCAGAAAATATTTCAATCTTCTCAAGATATTCTGCAAACTCTTTAACCTTTAATTTTTTGGTGCTTCTGATTTGTGAGACCTCAACTGTTCCAGCCTGGTTAGTAAATTCATCACGTCCCAGGAACCTATCTTGTAAGAGCAAACTACACTCTGTCTTTGAATAACCGATTTCATTACCCAGTAAAGTCACCCATGACCAATAAAGCGCATTTTGCTGCTGCGACCTGGTTTGGTTTTTCTCATCCGTTATTTCAATGACGGCCTTGTTACTCTTAGCATTAGCGAAATGAGATACAATCATATTGGCTGCCATTTCGTTGGCTTTCATTGGTGTATCTCTTTCCACTATTATTTTCATTGTATTAGCCCAAACCTAGTAAATTACCAAGAATGGCTAACACTACAAATCCTCCAATAATAGCTAGTGATTTGTTAGCTTTAGCCCATGCTATTGCTTTGTTTATATACTCCATCTTCTACTCCTTCAGTTATAAAAAAATAGGACACTCAACGCAACACTACTAAACATTTCAATGCCCTATGGTTTTATAACTCCTAAGTCAATCATTCGATTTAATGTTAATTCCTGGCCCCTTCTATGCAGCCAATCCATCCAGTCTTTTTCAAAGTTATGACTACGCTGACCATCTAAAGCCTGGTGGCACGAATAGCATGCAAAGGCTGCGTTATAGTCGTTGTTCTTTTTTCCCATTGATCTGTTTGGTAAGTGTGCTAAGACAGTTGTATCTGTACCAGGCAAACATCCAGGCAAACCAATTGTGCAAGGCTCGTCCCTGGCAGCAGCTCTCATTTTCTTACTCATAAACTAACTCACCATGTTGTATAGCTTTTGATTTAAGTGCTGAATAGAACATACCAAACTGCGGATAGTCTGATTCAATAAGTCCATACTCCTCACCTTTAGCAATCATCGATTCTTTAGTGTCCCACCAGTTTGGAGCCTTATTTCTTTTACTTGACTCCCAATCTCTTGCGTAAAGATAGTTTCTTAGTTTTGTAGGGTAGTTGTCATTGTGTTCTTTTAAAATTACAACTGCCAATGTAGGTAATACTTCTTCCCAGTCTTTATGCGTTTTAATAAAGTATTGATACTCTGTTTCGCACTCTCGCTTTTCGCCTTGCCATCTTTCCCAAAAAACAAAAAACGCCTGTTTGTTATTAGTTGTTTTAATAGTGCCTTTTGTAGAGTCCCCTTTTTCGGGACTGGTAGTAGTACCCTTATTTGGTACTGGGGTGTACCCTTTTTCGGGACTGGTCTCAGTTTTAGTAGTACCCTTTTTCGGGACTGGTTTATCGAAGTTTGTGCCAAGTGAATACTGATTAATCTTACCGAGCTTTTTGTGGACTCTAATAAGGTTTAAAGCCTCCAGCTCCTTGATGTATGGATAAACACTTTTAATCTTCTTCAGGCCCACTACCTTAGCAAGCTGGGTCGCTGATATAGCATCTTTATGCTTTTGCCAGCCTCTTGTCTTCCTAATAATAAATAACATCAATTTGAAGCTGTGACTTGACAGCTCCTCGATGTATGCATCCACCAGTACGTTTGGCACTTGAAATGAATTTGGTATAAATTTATTACTCATACGATTCCCCATATGCAAAAATTAAAATAACCTTCGCTTTTCTGTTTAATAATCTTCTTAACTAAATTAACTTCCATGAATCGATTGTCATCACATCCATACTTCTTGGTGATGATGTCTAGAATTGGTTTACAAACATTATCAAGATCACCACGAACATTTAATCCAGCTTCAATTCGTATGCCCAGCTTGCCATCAGGTATCTCATAATGATTAGGCAGCAGTAGCATTACATCTTTCGTAAACTTCTTATACTTTGGACTTGCAAACCGCCTACCCTTCCAGGCCTCGTTAACACTCAAAGGTTTTAAGTGAATTTGTATCTGATTCATTTCAATTCCTCGTATCCTGGACACTTCTTTCTGAGCTTTGGCTCATGCTTTTTAATAATTTGGTCCTTGGTCTTTTGATTAGGTCTATTAATGACATGAGTTTGGCATTTGCGGGCTAGTGGACATATGCTATTGCAACTTATTAAATCCATTGCTACATCTATTTATTGACAAAATTAATTTGTGATAAAATAACTTCATTGGTTAAAGAATTTAGGACATAAAAGACGGCGATTAAATAGACCATCAGTCATCTCTTCGATGATTAAAGCCCATTTAGGAGTTAAGCCTTTAGATTTCCAATAATATATATGCCCTGTCTTGATAGTATTTGTACCAAGGAAGGCATTAAGAGCTTCGGCTAAAGCGGTTTGTGTTTTGTAATGTTTAAGCAGTTTTTCCATAAATACAAATTAATTTAGTTAAATCCAATTTAAAACGATTTTATATGAAAATTATGACAACAACAAATTATTCACCAAATAAAAAAACCACCCCTGATGTTGAAGAAGTAATTGATCAAAATACTATTGCTTATCGTGTGCGCTGGAAAAGAAAGAAGTTAGGCTTACTATCAAAAGAATTGGCTGCT